GCGAGCATAAAGCATATTCAGATGGTCGAAGATTTCGCGGTTCAAACTCGGAGGAGTGACCTGCTGGGGAATGCTCCCTGTGTAGGGGATGATGGTCCCAATTTCATTGTTGAAAAATGATTTGCGGATCTTCGAACCATTCTCAACATAGATTCTGGGGACAGACATAAGGTGAAAAGCGCGCTGAATCTTTAGGAGCAGTTTGTTGATTTCAACCTGCATTCCCTGGATTTCACCAGCCACACCTTCACCCCAGAAGCCCAGCATCGGCTCTGTCCAGCGAAGGAACACAAACGGGAAAGACCCCTTTTCCCAATCGTCATCCTGGAGCGTTGCGTTGCTTATGCAGATCACATGCCTGCCATCCGTGGCACCTCTGCCGCTGGGCAGGTGCCACGCTTCGAGCACTTCGATCTGGTCCACCAGCGCTGTAGCTGTAAAGTCTTCAGCGTTAGTCGTTCGATTTGCGTTCCGGATCTGCTCAGCATGATCAGGGAACAAACGCATCAGAACCTGGCGATCAATGAACTTTCGCTGATAGAAGTTTCGCGGCTCTCCATAAAAGCCATCGGCAGGATCAACGAAAAGCTCTCCAGGAAACACACGCTCAAACTGGACCTCTGCACCCTTCCGATACACTTTGAGGCAGCCCGTGCCTAGCACTGCGGCATCCAGCAGAACCTTTGGCGCAAGCTGGTATAAGCCACCCTGATAAAAGGCTTGATCGGTGAACTGCTCCAGCAGCCTGGCTCTGCGCTGCAAGCTCCAGTTTCCACCATGCGTCAAGAATCGAGGCCTGGGCCTCTGCCTCGAGAGCCTGCTGACCGCTGTGTCGCAGACGCTCTTGATCACATTCATGGTAACGCGAGCGCTGTCCACCACTTGATTGTGAGTAAAGGGAGTGTAGCCCCAGAGGCCAGAGTTCCCGTAAAGCCTCACATAGCGCAGGAGAGCTTCTCGACGCAGGACATCGCTGGCCTCGATAACTCGGAAGGCTTGCACCAAGTCATCGTAGGGCTCCTCTTGAGTCCACCACTGAAGGGCAATAAAGGGTTCTACCTGCATAATTACGAAGAATAATATAGCACATCTTCTGAATCGTCTTCTGGGTCTGCCTCTTATGTCGGGAAATCAGCGCTCTCGCCTTCGTCCCACCAGTCAGCGTCTAACGACTTATCAAGCTGCTCCTCTTGCTCCTCTTCGATCTGGTCTTCAAGTGCGCGGTAGTACTCCACCGATCCTGCCTTTGGTCTTTCAGGCAGGATCTCGTCTCGCCAGTATTGATGGCACCAGCGCCAGGCATAGAGATAAGCGTCTGCAAGGTGGTCTTCGCAGCGCTCATGTGGCGCAAGTCGGTGATCGTCCCACTGCAACGCATGAAGCTCATCCAGAAGTGCGCCGTTGTAGTCATCAATGATCGAGGCCACACCAGTAGCCATATCGCCTGCAAGAAGCTCGATATAAGCGCGCTTCTCGCGCTTCTCAGCGCTCTTGATCTTGAGGCTCCAGCGCTCAGTCATCTCAGCCACGTAGGCTTTACCCAGGCCTCCAGCATCAGCCACTATCGTTTCAAAACGAAACTGGCTCTCCAAATCGGAGACAATCTGAGCCACATCGCTGGGCAGCAGCTTTGTCTTCTTGAACGACTCCACCACCACCAGCCTGCCGCTGGCAGTCGAATAGGCGCAGATAACAAACGCTGTGCTGTCTATGTATCCAAGATCCAGACCCAGCACATACTCCCATTCATCGTCAGCAGGAAGCTCCTGCACGACTGGGATCTTTGGATAGATAAGACTCGAGGAGTCTCGGATCCATTGGCCTTTGTATTCCCTTAGATAAGTCGGATTCGACTCAGACCACCCATAACGACGGCAACGCTCTTTTAGCCATTCTTGCGCCTTTGGGATGTGGGGATTGTCGAGCAGTGTCCAGTGGTGGACGCTCCAGGGTGAGTCCTCCTGGCTCGCGTCATAGAAGAAGCCTCTGCATATTTGATTGGGAGTGCCTGCCAGAACGATCGAGCCATCGTAATCCAGAACGGCAGGCTCTAGAACGTCTGACACGAGTTCAGCTAGATAGGCTTTGAATGCCTGGGCCTCATCCACCAATACGAGAGGGTATTTAGGGCCACGCAGACGCTGGATCTCTTCTTCAGTGCTGGCACCAGTCAGGAAGATTTGCGACCCATTCGGCAGCGTGCAGCTGAGTTCAGACGCATTGAATCTCAAGCCCAGTTCATTCTTGCGATCAAGCTCCTGGAACACTGGCCAGACGATGCGCTTAGCCTGACTGCGAGTGATCGAGATCACTGGGATCAGGGAGGATTCATATTTGAAGGCTGTATCCAGCGCCAGCACAGACAGCGCAAAAGATTTACCTGCCCGTCTCGAGCACACTGCGACTTTCGTTTTGCTGGGATCGTCCAGCAGATCCGTTTGCTGTTGAAACAGCAGCTTCCGAAAGTCCAGGCTCGATCTTCTTCTTGCTCGCTCGTTTGCCTCTGCGAGAATCCTTCGCGCTTTCCGCTGGTCCATCCCTGCGGATCCAGACTGCTCGCTCATAGGGGACTGCGATTGTTTCGCGATCGGCTTCGATAAAGATCGTCTTTTCATCGGTCCAGATCTTCAGCTGGGGTGAGGCCTTGAAGCGCTTGCTGGTGCGTGCTGCTCCTCGACTGGGATCAGGGGTGTAGTGTTCAAACTGAACATCATGAATTGTGATCTTGGCCATGGTTCCAATCCGTAGGTAACGAAGAAAACAGACAGTAAGGGTTGTAGATCCAGCCTCTGCGCTTTGGATTCAGCTCATCCCAGCTGGAGGTCATGTGAGTAGTAAACTTGAAAGCTGGTTTTTCATGCTTCTCAAGCTCTCCTAACAACGCATTCATGAGGCCGTTTTTGCGCAGCGAATGCTTCACGTACACATAGTGAAGAATCAAAATATCTGACTGCTTTTCAGCGAGAGCCCAGGCCAGAATCTGATCGGGATCTTCCAAGTTACACAGAACCAAGAGCAGACCTCGAGGGATCAAGTGCTCCAGGATCTTGTGATGCTGCTGGTAGTAAATGTCATTCGGCACCAGCTGGCAGAAGAGGCCACTGCTGCGGAAAGACTTCAGCCAGCTGTTAGTCACAAAGGCCATATCGCTGGATCGACCTTCTCGGATCTGAACCACGGATTCAGTCACAGCCATGCCTTCACTTGCTCGATCAGCGTTCGCACTTCGCTCTGAAGCTCCTTGATCCTCAGCTCATGGCGCTGAATCTCATTCATGAGGCTGCGAACTTCAAAGCTGATTTGTTCCGCTCTATGCTGCGGACTCTGCATAGGTGGTTTAGGTACGCTCATGGAGTCTCCAGCATGTGCCATTGTTCGAAGCGCTGCCGATTGCGCAGCACCAGATGCGGATCAGCTTCCGCTGGCCAGTCTTCAGCCAGCACAAACTCAAAGCCTATGTCCCTCTCGATCTCAGTGCGCCAGGTATGATCCGAGTCCACCACGATCGGGATGCAGTCACACATCAGGGCCTCATAGAACCTGAAGCTCCACTGCTCCCTGCCAGCTGGACAGAGGGCGAAAGTAGATCGACGCATGGCACCCCAGTACTCCGCATCCTGTATGGGAGTGCTGGGGCCTCCTCTATGAAACCCATTCCCAGGGAAGGGCGATCGAGAATGCACCCTCCCTGTGTAGTCCCATGAGCCCAGCTGATCATAGGCAGGGTGATCGCTGGTGTCACAGAACCAGCTGTGATCGGTGAAATACTCGCGAGCGAAGTCCACCACCCACTGCCGCTCTGCACGGTTATTGGAGATGCACCCCTGAAAGACTAGATCCAGCGGAGGAGTGATCGGAAGACTGCGCGCTTTAGACACAAAGGACTTGGCGAACAAAGCCACATCGGGATTATGTGTCAGCTCTCGCTCGAAGCCTGGAGACTCGGCATGGGCATACATAAGATGCGAGAGTAACCACGGTGAAGATCCTTCCTTCATGGTGAAGCCTCCTCAAAGTCAAACTGTTGCTGCCTGCCCCAGTGGTCGATCCTGGAGCGCGCTATCCGGATGTATTCCGGCTCGCGCTCCATGCCTATGAAGTGGCGCTGCTCCAGCGCAGCAGCGATGCCAGTGGTGCCAGAACCCAGGAAGGGATCGATGCAGATCCCATCCGGAGGAGTGAGTAACCGGACTAGCCAGCGCATCGCTTGCAGGCTTAGTGAGTAACCGGACTAGCCAGCGCATCGCTTGCAGGCTTTTCACTGTCGGATGCACGTTGCGAACACCTGAAGCAGTCTTGCCAGAACGAGCGTGCTTAGAGCCAGCGCTACCCTCTTGACGATCGGTGATCTCATGAGCGCGCAACATGGGCAGATCCTCGCAGCCTGCCTCTCTCTCACCCCTCGAAGGCTTTGCTGCGTGGTAGAGATTCGCAGGCCAGCGGCCAGCTTCGCTGAATCCATTTGTACGGGTTTGATCCCAATCCCCAAAGGTGTGGCCAGTCAGGCCTGCACCCAATCCCTGCACGCTAGAGTGCTTCGCTGCTGCGCTCTCTCTATCATTCGGACCCAACCAAGCAGGATCACCATATGCAAACCGGCAAGCATCGATGTTGA